TCTGGGTTTGGCTTGTTTCAATACCGAAAACATCGGCATAGTCTTCAAGCCATTTAGATACAGACTCTTCAGTTGGGTCTATATCCTGTGGGATAAATGAAGCAATTTTGCTGTTTACCCCGCGACTTGCGAGGGCATCCTTTATTGCTCGTTCGCGTTGCGCTTTGTTGAGGCCTTCAAACTGAGCCTTAAGCTCTTGTAGTTCTTTATCCTTTTGCTTAGCGGCTCTGCGTAGTTGCTTTACTAGGTCGTTAGACGAATCATCTGTTGTGATGTCGTCTTCATCCTCGTAGTCGTAATTGGACATAGTGGTCCTTCTCCCTATTAGTTGTTGGCGTAGGCCTCACATATCCTTGGGGCGGGTTATGTGGCTCCTACTACTGGTTTCATTGTCTCTCCACTAGGCCAGTCGTTCTAGTGGCAGGCTTTGTTATTTAGTAAGCGCCAGCACGATCTCGTGCTAGTGCGCCAGATGTTACTCCAGTCTTTCCACCAAAGGTGGCTTGTTCAAGACCGGTAACCTTCTGGCGTTTCTTGCGTGATTCTTGTGCGCCTTGTAGGTTAAAAATTTCTTCTTCTGCTGTTGTCTGTGTATATGGACTTTCTCCATACATAGATGCAAGTTGTGAACCACGCTCTAGTCCACCTGCAATAGTTCCAAAACCTTTTTCTGCCGCACCCTTATCAACTCCATATTGTCCGAGTTGTTCAGCACGAGCTACATTAGCACCTAGTCCTGCTTGGATTGCAGCACCACCAATTTCAGCAGCAGTTACCTTTCGCTTAATATCTGTTAATGCCTTCTCAGGATCTAGTGTGTAGGCAAGAATATCTCCATCGCCAATGCCTGGATAGAACTGCTTAAGGGCAGCACGCACCTCTGGGTTGGCGTTTGTAACACGAGACTGTGCTGTCATAATACGATCTTCTAGTTCTGCTGAAGATACGTCATTAGCTAGGAACTTTTCAAATCCTTCTTGACGACCCATCTCACCACGAGTGTAGTAAGAGGCAGGTAGTCCATATTGTCGCATAATGTTCTGATACTGGTCTTCAAGCCCAATATATTCAGCTTCACTAAGTACAGATAATCCTTTAGCAAGGCGTTGTGCATTAGCAGCAAAGCGCTTTTTGTAAGCATCTGTATCGCGCAAACGTAGAGTAAACTCTGAACTAGATAAACCTTGTTGAATAAAATCTTTTAATGGAGTTACAAGTGCGCCCATTCCATACTGGTTGAATTGGTCAAATAGTAGGTCGTAAGCTGATTGACCTTTACTAGTCTTTATGTATGCATTGTAAGCATTAAGATCCGTAAAAATCTTTCCATCTGGCGCAGTGTAAATTGTTGGACTTCCTGTAGCACCTGTAGCTGCACCAGTTGCACCAGTTGCACCAGTTCCAGTAGGACCTGTTGGACCAGTAGCACCTTTAGGTGGAACACCACTAGAGGTCATCTGAGTTTTTGCCATCTCATCAAGTTGGTTCCAAGTTGGACCAGTGATTGGGAACACTCCAGTATTTGTAGGAGTTTTTGAAGCAGCGGCAATGCCTTCAGATGTAGTTGTATTTACTCTTTCAGCCATCTTTACCCCTGGAATCCAAAGTCACGAAGGACTTTAAGTGCTACATCAGATACTTCTTCTTTAGCTTGATTAGTGTACTGCCAGCGAGAATCCTTGCGGAGTTGGCGCTGAAATTCATAAATAGGAAGTTCTTTCTCACCAGTGATTGCACTACGTAGTAATGGGTCATTGAGAGTAATTGTCTCTGGGTTGACCTCTAATACAGATGCCATAACGTTTCTGTATGGTGAGTAGATAGCATCTAGGTCAACACCGTTATCAAGCATAGATGCAATGTTCTGTGGCATACCAATCTTGGCTACATCACGAATGATCTTCTTGAAGGTATCAATGGACTCGCCCTTGTTAATAGATGCAAGCCAAGTAGGTAGTTGCGTACCAAAAGCCTTTTGCAAGTCCAGCCCATTAGCTGTTGCAATCTTTTGCAAATCTGCTATTTGCTCGCCTGCTTTGCCCTTAGCACCATCTGCACTAAACTTAAACTTCTGGTCAAGGAATGCGCTAAGAGAGTTACGCTCTCTGTCAAGACCTTTATCGTATGCCTCTTGTGCAAGTTCATTGATTTCGATATCTGTAAGTTCTGCACCGGATGCAAGACGCGCCGCTTCAATAGCATCCTTGATATCTTTAAGGCCACGCCCGTAGGTTGTGGTTGCTTCTATTTCTGCTAACTTAGCAGGATCTCCACCTGCAGCAGCGATTGCCTCTTCATACAGTTTCTTTTCTGATTGACGAGCAAACAAATAAGGATCAGTAAACTTAACCTTGTCAAGTTCTGCCTTGTATGTAGGGTCACCTTGAATCTGAAGCAATAACCAGGTATCAGCGTCTAATCCACCTGTAGTTGCTTGAGTGCCAACAGTGCCTTTAACTGTGTATGTTTGGCTAGAAGCATTCTTTTCCTGTGCTGCCTTGAGAAGTGGCTTAAACTTCTTCATTTCTGCAGCAGTAGCATCGCGCTTTAATACATCTTGAAATACCTTGTTGATAAGTTGTGTTGCCTGAGTAGGGCTAGAGATAGCTGGGTATCTAGTTGAAGTTACCTTTGGAGCGGCTGGACCAGATGGTCCAGATGAAGCGCCAGCAGCAGCAGCGGCTTCCAAAGCGGCAATTTCCGCATCTGAAAAACCTTGTTTTTTAAGAGCATCTTTCGTTGCTTCTGAATACGCCACTAGTTACTCTCTCCCTTTGGTGTTAAATACTTATCGTACACAAGATCTTGTGATAAGAATCGGTCATATATATAAGCAAATCCTAGTTTGTCGTCTTGCTTAAGTTTGTTAACAACTCCATCATACAAAAATCGCAAGTCAGTATTAGCCTTAGCATTGATTGACTTAACTTTACGACCTGCAAGTTCTGTAGCAATAGCCTTACGTACATCTAAGTAGGCAGATACTGACTTCCAGGTTGGGTTATTCTTATTAGCTTTAATAAACTTATCATCTGTAAGAATCTTTCCAAGGCCAACAATTACTCTGTTAGTTTTAGATCCATCTGAATCTAGGTAATCATCATACCAAGCAGTCTGTTCAATTTGACCAGTTGCTGGATTGATGACTGGGTTTCCGTCAGCATCTGTCTTTTGAGAAAGTTTCAAGATAAATGCAGCCTTAAGAGCTGCTAAATCTTCTGCGCCCTTTTGCTGTGTTGATGTAAGACCGCGATCTTGAAGATCATTGTCAATAACATCCATAATACGGTTGTATTGAATCCAACCCTTTTCAGCTTCGTTTTTCTTTTGTGCTTCTGCTGGTGATGTAGATGACAAGAACTTCTCTGGTGAATCTGCTGAAATGTTTTTTCTGTACAGATAATTGTATGCTGCTTGAGAGAATTCATAGCCTGAAAAATTATTAGTAACAAGACCTACAAGGCGAGGTTCAATCTTTACTAAATCTGAAACCAAGCCTTCATACTTCTTAATGTTTTCCACTGCCTGTACAGAAGACTGCACATTAGTTGGGTTAGATGAAAGACTAGCTGAGAATGAGAAGAACTCTGGGTAATCATCTAAGAATTTAGCACTTGATTCAACTCCATAAAGTCTGTCGTATTCACGAGACTTGTCCATATAGTATTTGTAAGGACTATCAAAGCGTGGAGCAAATGGCATAATCAAGTTAGCCACCGTACGCATATTCCAATAGTCTTTAGTCATCTTAAGGATTTTGCTTGTTGGAACTGGATCTCTGCCATTACGCTTTGCACGTTGTTGTTCTGTATTCCAAATAAGCATAAAACTTCTAGCAAATGCTGGATCTTCTAGTCCTGCAGCTCTAGTGCGTTGTCTTTGAAACCAAGCAGGTGTAAGACCAGCTAGTGCATCTTTAGATGGACCATATGGCAATGCCCACTTAAAGGATTCTTCTAGTGAAGGTTCACGCTTGACAATCTCTGATACAGGAATTCCAACATAAGGACCTACTGGAAAGATATCGCTAAATACATTTGGGTTGCCCTTCATATATAGCATATCTAATCCACCTTGGAATAGGATATCTAGTGATGCCTTTGGAATACCCATCTTTGTTAAAGATTCAAGTCCTCGGATGTTTTGTAATCCTTTTGGTACGCCAACCCAGATAACATCATTACCGGATGTTTGACCTGCTGGGACCATATTGCCTTCTTGGTCTGTAACAAGACCTGCTTGGTTAGGTGAGTTCCATACTAAATAACCTCGGTTAACGATTGCAGGATTAGCTGCTGCCAACTTAAGCCAAGTCTTGTATGCATTTTCTTGTGCAGAGAAAAACGGGCTGATGTATTTGAAAGCTGTAGCAAGATTACTTCGGCGTTCGATATTAAAGAGAATGCCTTTCATCTCACGAAGTGCAACCTTATGAGATTGGGCCATTAACTGTGCTTGCTCATCTAGTGTAAGACGTTCAACCTTTTGGCCTGTCATAATGTCAAGACGACGCTTTGCTTCACGGCGATACAGTTCAATGTAAAGAGGGTTTCTTGCCCAAGCATCTTCAGGTAGTGTTCCAATTAACTTGAACGCACTGTTAATTAACTTATCTGCTTGAATTGCAGATCTATTAAGCAATGTTTCTTCAAGTACGTGACCGTGAATAAGTGGCAAATCATTTGGGTCATCAAAAGCAGAACGCAAATCGGCTGCTGTAAGATCCTTAAGTTTGCCACGAAGCCCTGATTCAATAGGCAAGTATTGGTCAAAAAAGCCATTAACTCTTTCAACATATTCTTGTGAATCATCTGACCTAATTGCTAAACGCTTGCGAAGATCGCGACCATCTGGTGAGTTGCGTAACCATTTAGTGATATCTTCAATAGATTCACCATTGGCAATTTTATTAACTACTGCAGAGTTACCAAACTGTTGACGCAATGTTTGCGCCCATTGGTCAAAGTAAGCAGGATCTGTTGGCTTAACAACGCCAATACCCTTTGATGATAGTTTCTTAATGTAAGCCTGAGCGTTACTATCTACCAAACGCTCAAATGAGTTACCAGAAGATGCGATACGACGGAACATATCACCTAGTGGTCCACCAAATGCATCATCTAAATCATAGACTTCACCATCTGATGTTGTTACTTTGTATGAACCGCTACCAATTTTTTGCTTTGGATCAGCAATACCTTTACGATTAAGTATATCTGTGTAGTGATTGTATACAGATAACTTTTCTTCTTGCAAAAGTTGCAATGTATTTAATTCACCAACTGCATCAAGGTCATCTGGCTTCAAAGACAGTCTCGCCTCTAACGAACCAATCCGTCCCTTAAGATCTTTAAGTTCATTCATTACTTTTGTAGTAGCTTGTTGAACTTGTTTAATGTTTCTACCAGAATCTACTGCTCGGTAAGTATCAACAAGACGTGCTGGAACAGGAACAGTATTGTTGATAAGATTCTTAAGACCAGGACCTAGATGGCGCAATGTTGTCATTGAACCAACAGATGCAGCAATACGAAGCTGAGAATCAATACCGTTACGGATTGTATATCCTAGGCGAAGCAGTGCTCCTGCCTTAAAAGCATCTTGCAATACATCTGCAACATTGAGAACAATATCTCTTCCACCGCCAACAAGACCACGAAGAGTTGAACTATTGCGCTTAAGTAGATTATCCATTAACTTAAAATCCATTATAGGCAAGAAGTCTGCTGTCTGAGATTCCAGTTGAGGAACTTTAATAATTGAACCATCAAAATCAACCATAAAGCCTTTATCTTGAACAGACTTTAGAGCTGAAGTTCTAGCACCTCTGTAGTTATTGTAAATCTTAGTGGCAATCTCTTCGTCAACATCATACTTTTTTGTAAGTGCGCGAAACGCTTTGTTTTCAAGATTCATTGCTGCAACCATACGCTCTTCAGGTGTGCGAGCACCAATATAAGAGTCAAGTATAGACTTACTTTCTGAAGGATCTAACTTAATAACTCTCTCAAGTTGATTAATAGTTGCAACTACTTCACGATAAGAATCAGCATCGTTAAAGTCAATTAAACCTGCAGGTCTTTCCTTTAATCCCCAAGAAACCTTTTGATATAAACGGTGAAAAGGTGTTGGTTGGAAAATCTCTACACGAGGGTTGCCAGTTACCTTGTCATAAAATCTAGTTGCACGTCCTTGCGCTACTAAATCTTCTATACCTTGTAAACCTGTTCCGGTTGTGCGTGTAAGAATACCGCCGCCTTCACCAATGTCCATTAACTTTGCAAAATACTTATCATTTTCTGCAAGGGATGAGTAGTTAGCAAGTGCATCTTGTACAACCGCTGGGTTATCATTAAGGAATGGAAGCATTCCAGATTCATCAGGGGCAGCAAATAACTTATATTCATCAACAGATGATAAGTCACCACGAGCAGTCTCTAATGCATCAGTTGTATAGCGACGTAGATCGCGCAATTCATCCATAGCTATAGGATCTGCCATAGCAGAACGCAGAATCAGTGCTGTTTCGTCACGATCTATAGAATCACCTAGTAAATGTGCTAGCAATCCTGGGTTAGATGAGGACTTAACCATTGGATGGCTAATAGCATAGGCTGAATCGTTAGCAGTAAAGTCATCTAGCACTTTAGTAAAGCGGTTTACCTCACCATATTGTGCTTTTGTAATACCTTCTGCAGCTTTTGCTACAGCATCTGCATTACTTAACTTGCCAACACCTAGTTCGGATGCCTTTAATACCTTTATACCCTTAGCAGCGCCAAGAGTTACATCTCCAAATAACTGAGCGCTAAGATCGTAAGTACCAGATAACCCTTTACCCCAAGCGCTATCCTTAAATGCAGCATCGCGTTGCTTAGGATCGTAAATGTTAAACTTTGGGTCGTAGATTGAACGGTATGCACCCACACTTGCTTGTCCAAATGAAATATCTTGTGCGCCTGTATAGGCCTTGCGCCACAAATTAGGATCAAAATAACCTGTAACTGGTTCACGACCTGAAAAAATGTCGGCCTGAACTAAAGAAACAGTAGTTAATGGCTCACGAATATACTCACGATTAACATAACTGATACGCTCAAGTGCTGGTTGTACACCAGGAACCTTCATAATTGCACCGCCTGCAGATGCAAGAGGCTTAACTATATTGCCGCCTTCTTTTGATGCAGCAGTTTTGAACGGTTGAATAAAACCATTGTATTGAGCTTGGTCATTCCAAGGCGCAGTACCGACATCCCACGCAAAGCGTGCAACTCCAGTGCCTGCACCGACAACTTCTCCACCAAACTTAAATGCGTTTTTAGCAGCAGTTGATGCTACATCACCAATTCTGTTCCATACACTCACAGAGAATCCCTTAATTGTCTAATAGCTCTGCGTGTTTCTGGAGATGTGTTTTGCAAAGATGCGATGTATGAAAGCACCGGAGTATAAGATTGAATGTTAGCGTTAAAATTTGTGTAATCATCTGGTTGATTGACCATCAAAGCATTAGATCCTGGACCTGCTCCTTGGTCAATACCTGCAGTTACTGGCTCATCTGGACGCTCAGTTGGTGCATAAAGTGGAGTTACTGATGGACGAGTATCTGCAGTCTTCGCAAGTGGTGCGCCAGACTTGATCTCTTGTGTTGCTTTTCCTTCACCATATGAAGTGGAACCCAACTGTAACTTATCAGTACGAACTGAATACTTGCCTGGACCTGATACGCCTGCTTTTGGGTTCATCGGTGCAGTTGTCATTTGTCCTCCTCTAATTTTTCTAAATCTGCTGTCATATCTTCCCAAGCCCTATTGGTTTGAGTAAGATGATTTGATTGGTAAATAGCTATCTCCATTAGTTCACCTGTTAATGTTTCAATAGATGATGCTATGTTGTGTAGGAAACCTACACCGATAACTACGAAATCAAGAAAGCGCACTGGACGAGAAATATGGTTGTCCTTCATCGTCCAGTGCTCCTTCTGTTAAAAGTTACTACCCTTTTTTTACTGCGTTGCCACGACGGCCTGCTGGCATCATTGATGGAACTACCTTGCCACCTTTTGGCTTAGATGTGTCCTTCTTGCCTTCAGTTGGCTTTGACATTGGCGCTGCTGCGCGAGATCCCTTGTTCATATTTACACCTCCTCTGCTTAAGCTGCGCCGGTGATACCAGCGAGTAATTGGGCTATATCGGGTTTTTGACCAGCAGCAGGGGCCTGACCAGCTTGTTCTTGTGGAGGTTGCTGCGAGGCAGGAGCGGGGGCCGCACCTGCTGCTGGAAGTTGTTGTTCCATTCCTGGTGCCATAGGTGGCATCTCTTGGGCTGGAGGTTGTTCTGGTGTAAATGCTTTTTCGATAACCGCTTCTAGCGATTGCCCCTTTTGCCGACCTTGGATAACACTCGCAATGCGGGTGATAATTTGGCTAGGGTCTTGGCCTTGCGCCGCGAGTTCTGGAATGGCTTGAGCATACTGAGCAACAGCCACCCGCAAAGAATCGCGCATTTCTTCAATATCAACACGTTGTTCCTCCTGAGTTACGTTCAAGTCCATTGGGATCTCACGACGTACATAGTCACGAGATACGAGCTTGTCTGAACGCATTTGTAGCAATGCAATGATTGCACGGTTAGGGTCCATACCAGACATAATGCCGTAGCGAACATCTACGCCATACTCACCCTTGATGTCACGAGATGGTGTGTACTTAAGAACATAAGGTGTTCCATCATCTGTTCCCTTGATGGTCTTTGGAATACCACCAAATACTTTCTCATCTGCTTCAAAGCAAACTGAAACAAGTTCTTGGAACATACGAGCAAACTGTGCCTGTGCTGACTTGATCTGTGTATCAAAGCCTGCCTGTAGTGCTTGCACACCACGACCAGTAACTACTGATGCATCAATGTTACCTGACCGAGATTCAGGGTAACGAGCACCAAGGCGTAATTCACGCTCTAGTACGCTGGACTCAGTAAAGACTCCAGGTGGTAGTTCTAGTGGAACACGACGAATACCTTGCGGGTTAGCAGAACGCATAATTGCGTCCGGTCCAAGTGCCAACTCTTGCACATCTTGTGGAATAGCAATAGGTGCTTGGATAGATTTTTCTGCTGCTTGGATCTGCAATACTGCAAAGCGAGCACGAGCCAACTGTACAGATAGAACATCATCAAACTGTCCACGTGCTTCACCGTCAAGTGAAGAACGCATAACAACAGATGCCATAGCTTTACCTAGGATATTTGGCGTACGTGCTAGAACTAGGTTCTTACGCTCTGGTAAATACAGTAGGTCCTGGTCTTTGTCGTGGTACTTGACCATTGAGATATAAGGAGAAGATAGAGCGTACTGGTTCTTACCTAGAATCAAATCGTAATACTCTGGGTACTGTGCAGCTAGTGTCTCTGCATCGGTAACGATAACCTGAGTTACAGACATTACGCGACCATAACGATCTAACTCTGGGTAGGTACCGAATGGATTGAGCATACGGATACGAGGATTGTTATCCTCAAAGTCCATCTCAACCATACCAATACCAAGACCGTAGGTGTTATACCAGTCTGCTGCTGTGTACATCTGCAGTTGTAGGTCAGAGTTTGTTACATAGAAGTTTGCAATACGAGTTCTAGTATCTGCAGCCTTGCGTGCTGCATCTGAAACCATATTGGTTGCAGAGCAGTTAAAGGATGGCAGTGGTGCCATCGCTTCTGCTAGATCTCGTGCTGCGACGTCAATGAAGTTTGCAACCAGAGGCTTTGGATATTCCTCTGAAAACATTGCAGGATATACCTTAGAGATATCTCCCTGACGCACCGAGAGCACATCACGCATACGTTGATCTCGCGCTGATGAGCGAGTACGTAAGCGTGCTAGCTTAGCGTCAACTTCTTTAACTGATAACAATGGAATTCCTTATCCGTAGATCTTGCCGTACTTCTTTTCCAGAAGTTTCTTCATTGCTGCATCCTGTGGAGTCATCTTTTCTGGCTTCTTTGTAGTCTTAGGCTTTGGTAGTATTTTTTTAGGAGCTTTAGTTGTTGTCCTAGACATTGGAGTCTTTACACTAGGTTTAGCGTTTGCAACTTTAGGCATAAGCTTTTTAGCACCAGGCTTTGAACCTTCGACTTTTGGCATAGGCTTTTTTGTATTTGGAAACTCAAAACCTTCAGGCATTCTGCGTGCTGGCATCTTGGCCATTGACTTGCTCTTTTTTACAGGCATTACTTCTTACCAGCCTTCTTCTTAACTGTTGGCTTGAATGCAGCTTTTCTGGCTGTAGTTTTCTTTGCTACTGGCTTAGCCGCAACTTTCTTAGTTTTTGATTTCTGATACTCAGCAGAGCGTCGCATCATATCTTCCATATCCAACTTAGAGGCTTTCTTTTCAGCCGCTGCGCCGTACTTTGCTTTTTCTTTTGCAAGAGTATCAATCTGTCCTTTTACGGACTTTTGACTGATACCTAATTTACGAGCTGCTGCATAAAGACGAGAAGTATCTTCGAATCTATCCTTGCGCGTTTCTGATGTATCTCTGATACCAGTTATATAGTTTTCAAATTTTTCAGCTTTTGTTTTGCCGGTAAATGTAACTCCGCCAACACCACCAACTTTAGGATATGCTCCTTTGGGCTTTTTTAACTTAGCCATTACTTCTTACCTGTTTTCTTAAGAAGTGGTTTACCAGATCCAGCCATACGGCGCTTAACTCCTGCAGGCATTGGTTTTGCTTTTGCCAATGGTTTACCAGTCCCAGATTTACTACCCCGCTTAACTCCTGCAGGCATTGGTTTTGCTAATGGCTTACCAGTTCCAGACATACTGCCACGCTTAGATACTGTTTTCTTTGTAGTCTTGCTTGCCTTGTCATTAGCTGGGTTCTTGTCAACAAATCTTTCGTCAGTGTTTTCACCTTTGCCACCTGCTGTATATGGCATACGACCTGAACGAACAAATGCTTCCTTTTGAAAACGTGACTCAAATGCACGCACATAGTTCTGTGCATCCTTTTTCATTCGTTTGCGCTCTGGTGTATCTGCTGGTTGAAGCGCCACTTCAAGTGCCATATCATATTTGTACTTGTCTTTCTTGGCACCCTTAGTAACACGAGGGTCGTTACTGCGGCTCTTATATTCTCCCACTTGTTATCTCCTTATTAGATGAATGTACGATCTTTCTCGGCGAGCAATTCATCTATGTTGATAACTGTTCGCTTGCCCCTCTCGTAACGAGAGAGGAATGGATTTTTCATATGGTGGGTTGCGTGGATGCCTTGGTTAAGCATCTCGCGTGCTCGGATCTCACAGAACCAGAGCGCCATCACCATATCTGTCTTACCCTTAGTCGTAGGTGACCAAGTAATGAGTTGTTCTATTAAAGCTTTAATGTTTTCAGTTTGGTCACTAGGTAAGTGAATAAGGTTGTCGCGGTGGTGCTTGCCGTCGTGTTGTTTTGTTCCGAACAAGGTAGACATAGAAGCAACACCGAAACCGGAGTCCCACTTGTTGGTTCCAGTATGGTGTTCTCGCAGTAGCACACCCCTGGAGGCAAGGTTTTGGCGGATGCCCTCATCTTGCGTAAGGAATGATTGAAATGCATTCTTCTCTACGATCCACTCACTGGGGGTATAAAGCGTGGTCCAGTCAAAAATTAACTGACGGATTGCAGCAGGCGTTGGCCTAGTAATTTTAATAGCATCAACGATATAGCGTTTATGTGTAACGCGATCAACAGCGTAACAAATGGCGGCTGTATCACCAACCATAGCGGGATCAAGACCACAAATAAAAGAAAAGCCATTGACATCACGCGGATGGCCTGGGTGACCAGGAACCAAACGGCCTGCTTTACGCATACCATCAATAGAACCTCTCACACATACTGGGTCATAGATTGCATCATCTGATATATCTTGCTGCTGGTACACCAGCGCCCAAGTAGATGCATCCATAGCTTGACGTTCGTTGTAAAGGTTACGACCATTCCATCTAGGATAGAGGCCGTCCTCGTTCAAATCTGATTCTGTCTGTCCATCGAATGGAGCATCGCTAGCAGGCCAGAGAGTCTCCCACTTGTCAGGGTCTTCATCTGTAGTCAAAAGCGCCGGCATCGCAAGGTAGGTCCAAGGAACCAAACCACCAGGGTAGCGGTCTTCGGAGCGTAGTTCGCGGTATAGGTCAACTGAGGTAACGCGGGTTCCTACGATAATCAATTTACCAGTAGGGTTCAAACGAGAGCGCACATCCTGGGTTAACCAGCGGATCTGCTTCTCAAACTCGTTGGCGTTCTTTAAGGTTACTGCGTCATCTACAATAATCATATCGGCACGCTTACCGTAGATTTGACCTCCGATTCCCACGGCTTCGATGTTCGGATCTTTTTCAGATGACTCACGTAGCTCATCACCAAAGGTGACACGGGTTGCCTGCCAAGAGGCTGACTTAGAGTTAAACCCTACGCCAGCAGCATAAGCCTGTTGGAGTGCTTCATAGTTTGGATGCGTCAGGCGTTGCTTGATGGCGTAGAGAAAGTCGGCAGCTAACTGCTGAGTCTGAGAGACGATCAGTACACGAAAGTTAGGGTTCTGACAAACCATCCAGGTCACGTAATCAATCGTGATCGTCATAGACTTGGCGTGGTTTGGCGGGATGTTCAAAAGGATACGGTTATTGGCTAGACCCTTTTCGTACTTCATACTGGGGTGTAGCCAACTAGGTTCTCTACCTTCGATGACATCTATTAAGTTTTGCTGGTGTGGAAAGGTGCGGGAGTGTAGGTACTTCTGACGAAACTCTGGGAAGGTTAGGTCGTGTACATCGGATGAGGCAAAAGACTTGTCCTTGAGACCAAGGCGGGTTCGGTCAACTTTGTCTGTAAAAACTTTATCTGTTCTACGGTAATACTCGTAGGTCTTAATGGATTTGCCAGCGGAGGCACAAGCCTGCTCAATGGTCATACCCTCAGCTACACAGCCAATGATGAGTCTCTTGGCAATGTCGGCACTATTGTCAGCCATTGGACTCCTTAAAAAAAGTAGGTATTAATTAACGTGTACACCCAACACGATGACACCTATTAAGGTGGCAATATTAAATGGGCCGATTATTTCTTTTTCTTTGTTAAATCTTTATGTGCTTCCCAGCCAGCAATATAACCAGCGATAGGTTTTAATGCTGTTGTAGTTTTCTTCTTAGCTGCACTACCTGCTGCGCTGGCTTGGCCTGCTGCTCCTTGGCGTGGGTTGACAACCTTTTGAATTCGTACATAAGTGCCTGGCTTTGGAGATCCAGATTTTTTGCTTTTTGCCGCTTTAAGAGTGATGTTGGCATTTTTAGCCTGAGTTCCAGTTGTTACTTTAACGTAAGGCTTTTTCTTGAGGATGGCTTCTTTGGAAATCTTTGCAACCTTTGCTCCTCTAACAGTTCCACTAATTCCAGGAACTCTCATAATTGCATATGTCTTTGCGGCAGATCGGGCAACCCTTAGAGTCTTTTCAGCTCCTTCAGTAACTGCTTTATTGACTCCACTCCAAACTACATTTGCTGGACTTGGAGCACCAGATGTTTTTTTGGTTGTCTTCTTCTTTGCCATTATTATCCCTTAGAACGCGCCGGAATCGAATTTTATTTTTACTAGGCGAGGAAGGTTTTATCTACCAGTAGATAGACCAATCCCCACTAAAAGTACTGGGCAGATCGGGCTTAGCGCCCGAAGGAGCTACAGCGAACTGAGGGGTAAGTTAGTGCTCGGCCTAGGGGCCTCGCTAGAGGCCAAACCGTTACTGCTCAGGGTCTTTCCCATTAAAGCCCCTTACTATATATAAGGCAGGAAATTTAACGCATTTCCCGTTTTTACGATGTGAGTTGTATCACAGTATATAAAACCGCAGGTCAGAGGCTAGATCACAGCTTTCACTTTAGCAAATATATTTTGTTGGGGAGTATATACCCCTGTGCAAAAAGATTAAGCATAGGGGGGTCTGGTTTCTGGCGGTGTCTAACCGTACAGTAAAGAGTTAGACAGGTTAAGGCGGTACTGTCTAGGGTGTTTATGGCAAGGCTTGGCGGTTACTACCTATCGGGCGGGGCAG